AAACCCGCCGCTTGCCCAGCCGCCAAGCGCCGCCGATCCAAGCCCATACAACCCAGAAATGTTGGCTTGATAATTCTGCATTCGCTGGTTGTATTGGTTTTGCAGCGCCGCTTGCTGCATCCCCACCGCGCCCAGGTAATCAGTCGGCGCAACATTGGTTTGCGGCGTGTTCACAAAGGAAGGCATCCCGACCATCTGCCCGGTAAGCAACCCGGTTGCCTCATTGATGGGCTGCGACCGCAAGGCAAGCTGTTCCTGTAAGCGTTGCTGGCGAAGCGCCGCCATGCGGTTTTCTTCCTGACCAGCCGCGCCAACCACCGCAAGGCGCTGGTCCGCCACCTGCTGCTCGTATTGGTTCATCGCGTTGCGATACGCCTCAGACCCCAGCATAATGCCCTGATTGGCAAGGCGCGTTTCCATCGCGGCCCGGTCCCGGTCAAGCTGCGGCTGCAAGCGCTCCATCAAAGCCCGCTCTACAGCATCGCGGCCCATCGCCGTGTCACCATAAGCGCCGGGGTCAAACTCGAAAGGCTGCGAAAGCCGCTCTTGCACCGCACCAAGCTGATTGACTGCCGCCGTGCCATAAAGCGATTGCGCCCGGTTGCTTAGGTCAAGCGCCTCTTGCTCGGCAGGCGATAGCGTTTGCGTCGCGGTAAAACGCGGCGTCCCGTCCGCCCAAGTGCCTGTTTGGGTATAGGTCAGATTGCCGAATGGCGTCACCTGATTGACCGCGTTCAAGCCAAATTGCGTAATGGCGGTTTCACGGTTAGCCGCCGCCTGTGCCGCTGCCGTGGCGGCAGGATCAGGCGCGGGCGGCGCGCTTGGTGCCCTCTTACCCATGATTGACAGTCTCCTTATACCACCGCGACCGCTGCCATTCGCTTCGCAGCATCGCGCAGATTACCGCGTGAACCTTCGGGCCAAAATGATGCCTAAGCGTGGCCTCGGGCTTCAATCCAATGCCCTTGTTAAACCGCAAGGCGCGCTCCGCATTGTGCGGGCTGGCAGCCCATAGCTTGTTTGCGCCAGCCACAGTGAAGGCATAACCAAAGATGCCAGCCAAGGCTTCGCGCCCTGCCCATCGCGGGCTATCTGCCGCAATAGAAGCCTGCAACGTGCGGGGCTGATCCTGCCAGTCGTGAAACACCACAACCGCCGCCACATGCCCATCCCGCAACACCGCCGCCGCTTGGCATGGCCCAAATCCAGCCTCGCCCACATGCTCAATCCGGCGCCCGCACCATTGCGCCAAGGCTTCATTTTCGCGCGCATCGCGCGGCCAGAAAAGGGTCATAGCGCGGTCGCCTGGGCTGGTTCCATCAGCACGTCAAAAGCGCTAACGGCCAAAGTCGCGCCGGAACTCTGCATTTTCATTCGCACCGCCGCGCAACGCCCCAAGGCATGAACGCCAAGCCATTGTTGAGTTACTTGCTCGGCGTCCGCGCCCCATACATCAATATCCCAAACCGCCGTATCCCAAAGCGCCCCCAAGGCCGTAAAGCTGGTTGATCCAGTTGGTTCCTTATTGCCGAAATCAACATCAAGCGTGATGCGTGGCGATGGCAGGCCATTGGAAAGAAAAACAGGGCGCAGCATTGTAAAACGCTTCAACCCGCCACGATCCTTGAAATACTGAAACGCGGTTTTCATGTCTGACGCAATATCGGCGCCATTGTCAGTGCCACCTACATCGGCCCTAAAAACCCGCGTTGAACCGCCAAAATAGATTTCATTGCCCAACATAGACCATGAAAAGGCGTTTTGCCCGGTAAAGCGGCACCAAGCGCCGGTAATCGTGTTCATCACAAGTTGGACGCTTTGCGTGGCCGAGATCGGCACGTTGAAAAGGCCCCAATTACCAGCCGGATAGCTGATAGCCTGCCAGCCAAAATTAGTCCGGTATGCCCGCACATAGGTCGAGAATAATTCCCGAATGCGGTCAGTGATGGTCGCGGTATTTGCGGCGGCGCGGTCCACATTGATAGCCTGCAAAAGCGAAATGACGCCATCATCAGTGATCAGAGCAGCATCGCCCCCAACCCTGAGAAAGGCGCGGTCGCCAATCGGCGCCCCAACCCGAAAGACGCCGATCAAGGCCCATTCGGAAGCCGTTCCAGGGTCAGTGCCTTGGTAAATCGCCACCTCGCCCTTGTCAGATACGAAGGCGAGAAAGTCATCCGGCCCGCTGCCAGCATCTTGCGAAAGTGGAATAATCGCCTTCAACCTGCCGCCCATGCGAAACACCGCGCCAAGCGGGAATGCAGTCGCATTGCCGGCAATCGCTTTAGTCGCCAGATACCACGCATTCGCGCTGTCTTTCTCGATCATCCAAAGCCGCTCTTTATGCGATGTCAGGCCGATGATGCTGGCAGAAGAAACGCTATTGATGGTCGGCGTTGTCCAAGTGGTGCCATTATAGGCGCGCATTGCATCGGCGCCATTGCAGCAAACTAGGAACGTGCCGCCTGACGTGGTTTTCACCACATGCTGCCAACGCGCGTTGCTCAATCCTGAAACCACCGCCGCGCCAACCGCGCCCGGCGTGGTCACGTCATAAATGCCGCTGCCAGAAGCCGCGAAAAGACTATTCGCGCTTCCGCTGGAATACTGCATCAGCGTTTCGACATTGCCAGGCAGTCCCGTGACATGGCTTTGATGCCCGCGCCGTAGCATCACGTCATTCCCACGCGGGAACCAGTTATCAAGCGTGATGGCGTCCGCCGCGTCCATGGATGCCAGCGCATCGCGCGCATTCAAGCCCTGAACCGGAGGAGGAATAGACACAACCCGCGCCGTGCCAGCGCCTTGCCGCGTGGGGCGGATCATAGCGGCCAAGACCCATCTTGGATGCTCGGCACGCGCGGCGCGGGGTCATACTGTCCGCCCATGCTGACCGTGCGCTTGCCACCATCGCGGCCTATGGCTTGGTTCACTTGCGCTTGGTATTCCTGCAATTCGTCATTGTATGGCAAGCGGTTGCGCTTCAGCCAGCGCCAGATAATGCCGAGCGTGATCAATTCTTCATTCAGAAGCGCCGTGTTGGCGTCATTCGCCCAGGCGTCCGCCTCGCCCAATCCATCGCCATTCGTGTCAACCCAAAACCGCGACACATATTCAAAGCGGATATTCTCGCCCGCCGGCGGGTTTGGAATGATCAGGAAGGCATTGCCGCGTTGCCTGAAATGCAACCACGGCGGCCCGACAAGCGAAGCCTTCAACTGCTGCCATTGTTCCGGGTCAACCGGCCCGATCAGGCTCCGGTTTTGCGTATAATTCCAAGCAGTCTCATTGATGAAACGGTCAAAATCAGCCGGGATTGCGCCCGGCTGCGCCTCAGCCGCAACTGTGGTGAAGTTGCTTTCTTTGGTCAGGTTTTGCCATGCCACCCGCCGCGCCAATTCGCGCCCCTCTTGCGTGGCCAAGGCGCGCATAACGCGGATGATGTCATCACCCGATGACATGACCGCGCCCGGCACTTGGATGCCCAGCCTATCGCAAGCCGCTTGAACCAGCGTGAGTAATGACATTTCCGCACCCCTTAACCAAGCGACGCCGCAACGCCTTCCGGCTTTGGGGTGCGCTTTCTGTTGGCCTCTTTGGCCATTTCATCGGCCAATTTTAGCGCCTCATCACGCGATTTCTCCAAGGCTTCCACCTGTTGGCGCAGCGCCGCCAATTCTTCCGATACCGGCGCCAGATTGGCCCGCGCATCAAGCAGCGCCTTGGCCTTGGCGCGCATTCCGATGATGCCGGGGATCGGCAGCTTATTCAGCGCCGCTTCTTCCGCATTGGCCAAATCTTCGACACTACGGATTTCCACTTGTGCCAAGACGCCAATCATTTCCCTTGTCGCAAAAGGCGCGGCGTCCAATGGCATCCCAATGATGGGCCTTTCTAGGCCATCAAGCCAGCGCTCATAATAGGGCTTGATCACTGCCCAAATTTCTTCGCCCACCATGCCCTTCTTCAACCGTGAAATTTTTTCTTCAACGGTTGACCGCATGGAGTCGCCTTTTTTCACCCAGCGCACCCAATCATCACGTTTGATGTTGTCGCCTTCGCCGGTGTATTCAGGCCAAAACTTAATCGGCACTATGGCCACGGGTTCGCGGCTTTGTCCGGTTCCACTCATAAGGTCATCTCCAAAAGAAAGGCCGGGGATTGATTTCCCCGGCCCCGTTGATCATCAGATCACAACACCCTGGATCGAATAATTCAGGATGCCAGGCGCCGTGCCAGCGCTAGCGCCGCGCGCCGTGGTCAGGAAGATGCCATCGCAGGTAAAGGAACCCGCAGTGCCATCATCGTCAAGCTGCCCAGCCGTGGCTGTGGTATTCAACCGCGCATTAGCCGCGCATGACGCGGCGACTTGCACAGTGCAAACACCCTTCACCTGCACCCAACCAAAGCTGTTTGCAGCAATGGTGACGGGCGCCACGCCAAGCAAATCACCGCGCGCATCGTTCGACGTGCTGACCATGACGGCGCCATAGGCCTCGTCAATGGTGGCAACAAAGTTTGCCGTGATCCCGCCGACGCCAGCCTGGACAAAGACATATTCATTGCCAAGATGATCAATATGACGGTCGCCAAGGCCAAAACTTTGACCCTGGGCCACTTCGGCGGCAGTGCGCGGGCTGAGAACATCAACCCCAATCAGCGTAGTCATGTGTCGTTCTCCTTTCGATTACGACGCGTCAATGAGAATGCCTTGCAGGCTCCGGTTGGAGCAACAAAGCTGGCCCTGCCAAAACATTGGGATCACAACCGCATCTTGGTTGATTGACACCTTTTCGTCGTCAACCGTCCAATTCGCGTCACGATGCGCGATCAATTCGAGATAGTTAGTATTGAGGAAATACATCCTCTCAGCCGTCTTCCCGAAATTGGCGTTATCGTCAAAGATCACGTCGGCATCAACATATTTCAGGGACCGGAAACCGGCAGTGCCTTCATCGGCAGAGGCATAGCGCTGCAAATCTTGCAGGCTTTCCCAATAAGCCGAGAAGAAATCGTGCGTGGACACGATCAGGTCTGGCTTGTCGCTACCCCGGACGCAAGACAGATAAAGCGCGTTCATATCGCCCTTGATCGTGCTTTTTGTCCAAGTGTTGCTG